CATCATGCGGCCAAGCAATCAAGTACGCATACTTTCTGCGAACTCAGCTGCTTTATTTTCGTCAATAAAAAACTTTTTAGTGACTACTGGTTTGCCATTTCGTGACCATTTACTATTAAATTCGGTCACTTTTACTTCAAAACCATAGATATGGTTGTGATGAACGATTGGGTTCACCTTTGAAATGGACTTATAATCTTTTGAATACTTTTTCATAGCTCCACCATGTCGTTATAAGTTTGATACTCTTTTTCTTTAAAGTTTTCAATTTCTTCCATAAGTAACATCATTCTGTTTTCAACAAAATAGTTGAATACTTTAGTCATATTACCTTTTGGAGTTTTAGTGAACTTGTTAAGAATTTTAGCCTTAAGTTCTTCTGGAACTTTAGACAAATCTACAAGCGCTTCGTTTCTTTTCCAATATTTAATCATGTTTGCATCGCAAAAATCCTCTGGTTCTCTACTCATATCTAACCAACCACCAAGATTCTTTTTGGTGATAGGTCGTTGGCGGCGGTTTTCTACGAAAACCTCATCTTCCGAAAGAAAGTTTGGAATGCCGTCTGACTTATCTCCACGAATAATGTGTTCCCGAAGATATTTTGTCGGATCGTACTCCTTAAGAAACTTCTTAAGAATAGGACTATACTGAGAAACATTTGGATATTTCTGCAACTGTTTAAAATCCTTATCACTAGATATGATTAGAATCTTTTCGCATGGAGCATATTTTTCTACAATCACCGCAATGATGTCATCCGCCTCTGCACGTTCCTCTTCAATACACTTATAAGGAAAATGTTCACGCAATTCACGTTTGACTTCATGCATTGTGTTGAAGATTAACCCCCAATCAACACCAGAATCCTCTCGTTCTTTCTTTCTAGAAAACTTATAAAATGGAAAAATATCCTTTCTCCAATAGTTTCTGTTGTCACAACAAATAACTATATTACCATACTCTCCCGAAAACTTTTTCTTTATGTTTACGATAGAATTCAGAATCATATGGCGTATAAGCCCATCGTCTATATCATCAGTATTTTTTCCAACTTGTGTCATTAGATTGGAAATAATAACCTGACTTAAATCTATTAAAATCATAGTTCTATAACCTGTTTTGTTTTAATTACTCTTAATAATACCAGTACACTCGTTCAATGTCAAGCAGTTTTTAAAACAAACCATTCGGGTATTGGTCTTTTACTCCACACCATCTTGAATCTTTCCTGTTTAGTCTGGTAGAATGCACGATATGATTCTACTACATCTGACATCATACATTCTGGATTAGACTTCATAGCAAGAGGTTGTTGTGTTTTGTAACCAACAGGAATATTTTTTGGGGGTGATGCAAGAATTTCTCTTAACCGCAAATCTGCACCATGTTTCCTTCCATATCTAAACTCATACTCATCACACAATGCACAAAAGTGTACATAGTGCCAATTGTAGTTGTTATTAGATTGCATAGTCCACATAGTAGAAGGATGTTTGTGATGTACCGCTTTATACAACACATTCTCCAAATTACTATCTGGATGCACCCAATAGTCAATCATTCTTTTACCAGACTTAGATGGGCGTTTTTCTACATAACCATCCAGTATACGATGTGCAGTTGACAACATCTGTGCAGATTCTGTAGGCATCTTTACAACATGTTTATCGCACTGCTCGATTGCAGAAACTATAGGGTCTCTATTGAGAACAAAAATATTCATGTGTCCCTCATTTGTTTTAATAACTACCAATATATAGTAGCGTCAAACAAATGTCAATAGGTTTTTTTGAAATAAGTGAATTATATTGAAGTAGAATACTTGCATATGAAATAAGAATCCACTACATCTGATATAGGATTTCCTATTTTTTCTGATTTTTGTGAAAATTCTTCTATAAGGTTTCTTGATGTTTCATTGAAAAATGATTCATACATCAATTCTTTTTTTGCATTTCCTTTACCAGTTGCAAATTTTTTTATTTGAGTTGGTGCAACCAAAGTTAACTTAATGTCTGATTGCCACATTTTGTATTTTAAAAGTCCACAGTTTTCTGCAATATGGAAAACCTTTCCAGTAGAACCATAACTATAATCCTCAAGAAATACTTCTTCAATCTTATGAGAAATTAAAATATCCATTGCCCAGTCAGATATAAAATCATACCTTTCTTCGGGCGTGACAAAGTTGGACAAATTTTTTTGTCCATCTAAATTTTTGTAGTTATAATCTGAAAATTTTTTCGTGTTTGATAAAAAATATATTTTACAATCATCAAATTTTATTTTTTCAATCTCTCCCTCATATACACATACAGAGGGAGAGGTTAAACTATAATCAATTCCTGCTATTCTTCGAATTCTTCCCATTCATCTTTATCCATATAGTCATCCTCTTCTTCTATATTTATATAGTCTTCTAGAGGTTCACCACAGACTGGACAAAAACGAATTTGTTCGGAATTATGGGTTTCTATTGTATATTCTCCAGCACATAAATTACAGCCTATTTTTTTCATTTATTATTCCTCTATGCTGAGTATGCTTCTTCCCAAGTTCCTTTCAACCCTGCTACTTCATATTCAGTCACACGATTCTCAAAAAAGTTCGTGTGATCTGCACCATTAAGAACCCACTCCAACCAAGGAAGAGGATTTTCCTTTACTTTAAAATTGGTTTTCAGGCCTAGCTGAAGAAGTCTTCTATCTGTTATATATCTAATATAATTTTTTACATCACTTGAACTAAGTCCATCTATTTCACCAAGATTATAGGCAAGGTCAATAAATTTATCTTCAAGTTCAACTGACATTCTTGCCATTTCATAAATTTCTTTTTTGAAAGAATCATCAACAATTCTGGAATGTTCGTTGCAGTATGTTCTAAAAAGTTTTGCAACCCCCTCAACATGCATGGATTCGTCACGAATACTCCACTCAACAACTTTACCCATACCTTTCATCTTACCATAGCGCTGGAAGTTAAGAAGCATAACAAATGAAGCGAATAATGCAACACCCTCATTAAATACTGCCTTTGCAAGAGATAATCCCAAACCTCTAACCGTAGATGGGTCAGAAGATGTCATGAATTCAACCTTATCTGTCATTTCATCATATTCTAAAAAGGCATGATATTCACTATCTGGAAGTCCAAGAGTATCATTAAGTAAAGCATACGCACGCTGGTGAGTACCTTCTCTTGTTGCAAACGAACCTAACATATTACGAACTTCATTATTTTTAAACTTTGGAATAAATTGCTCAAAGTAATTTTTTCCAACCTCAACATCAGATTGGGTGAAAAGTCTCAGGATATTTGTAATATAATCTTTTTCAATTTCTGTAACTCTACCAGTTTTCCAATCAGTCACATCTTCAGCGAGGTCAACTTCATCCTCAATCCAATGTGCCTTTTCATGTCTGGTAGTAATTTCTACCGCCCAAGGATAAAAAAATGGTTTGTATGTAATGGATGGCTTCATCAATCCACCAGACAACTTTTTCATAATTTTTTCTGCATTGTTCATTAGATCGTCATATCCACCAAGGCGCTTTCCATCTACATATATTTGTGGCATAGAATTTACAGGTTTTGCACTATTTGCAATTGTTTCCTTTACACCATTTAATCTTTGATAAAATTGCAAACGCTGTTCTTCATCATCTAATAAAATTTCTGAAAAACTAATGCCGTGGTCATCAAACCAACTTTTTGCCTTTACACAAAAACGGCAGCCTGGTTTTGAATATAATTGAACTTCCATTTTTTCCTCTTTATCCTTGACATGCAAGACATTCATCTTGCGAGTCTTCTGTTGTTTGTTGGGATGCAAAATCTTTTAATGCATCTCTCTCGATTTTTTGTGCAACATTTTCTGCACGATTTGATGTTTCGGTTCTCAAATAATAAAGTCCTTTACATCCCTGTTTCCATGCCTCATAATGGATCTTATGAAGATATGCCTTTGTTGCTCCTGCGGGGAAGAACACATTCAAAGACTGTCCCTGACATAGATATTTTTGTCTATCTCCAGCAAGTTCAATCACTTTTAGTTGATCTATTTCAATTGCAGTTTTAAATACATTTTTAATGTGTTCGTCCAAATTCAAATGTTGAACGGAACCACCATTTGTAATAATAGAAGACCAAATCTCTTCTGTATTCAAACCGGACTTTTCTAGTTCTTCTTCCAAGTAGGAGTTCTTAATCAAATGAGAACCCGCCCTAGTTCTGTGTGTATATGCATTCGCCTTAGATGGTTCAATGGACGGTGATGTTCCTGCAATAATAGAACTGTTTGCATTTGGGGCAATCGCAAGAAGATGTGAATTTCTCACACCATATCCCTTCATATCTGGACATTCACCCTTTTCAATCGCAAGTTCTTTAGTAGATTCTACCGCATGTTCTTTGATTCTTTTGAACATCTCTTCATTTATAATTTTTGCATCTTCCGATTCAAAAGGAACTCTGTGTTTATGTAAATAAGAATGAAACCCCATTGCACCAAGTCCAAGTGATCTTTCTTGTTCTGCAGAAAATCTCGCTCTACTAATTTCATCTGGTGCATTATCAATAAAATATTGAAGAACATTGTCTAAAAATTTAATTAAGTCTTTTACCAAAGATGTATCTTTCCATTCATCATATAATTCTAGATTCAGTGAAGAGAGACAACACACAGCCGTTCTATCATCTGATGTTGGTAAATGAATTTCATTGCAAAGATTCGAACCATGGATTTTTAAACCTTTATCTTTCATAGGAGATGGCAATGCACGATTTGCCGTGTCGATAAAATTTAAATAAGGTTCGCCTGTTCTATATCTAACTTCTAATAATTGTTCCCAAAGTTTCCGAGCTGGTGTTGTATCTCTTACTGATTTATCGGAAGGATCGACAAGATCCCAATTTTCATTATTTTTCACTGCTCTCATAAAATCATCTGTAATATTTACCGCATGATGAATATTAAAACATTTTCTATTCCCATCCCCTGTCGGTACACGAATATTAAGAAACTCTACAATGTCTGGGTGATTAATATCAATATAAGCAGCATAAGAACCCTTACGAGTACGACCCTGACGATATGCAGTCATATCCGCATCAACAGTCCTAAGAAAAGGAATAGGGCCTGGCGCCTTATTAGATACCGACCTAACAGCTGCCCAGTGTCCTCCGACACCACCACCTTTAACTGATAACCATCTCAGTTCAGATGAATGTTCAATAAGTCCCTCTAGGGTATCTGGCACATATGCCAAGAAACACGAAATGGGCAACGCCTTAGCCTTCTCTCCATACTTTGGAGCGTTTGATAAAACTGGAGAAGAATACATGAACCATCCCTTTGAC